GCATTTCTTCTCTATGCCCACTTGGACACTTTGAAGTTTGAACCAAAAAAGGGACGGCAGGGATGGGCAATCCACGCAAGCCGAAGGCCCTAAAGCTCCTCCAGGGTACCGACAAGCCGTACCGGGACCACGACGAGGCCGAGTATCCGCCTGTCACTAGTACCGACCCGCCGCACTGGCTCTGCGATGCCGAGGCCGTGAACGAGTGGCGTGAGCGCATACGGCAGTTAACGGCGGCGGGTGTGCTCGCCTCTTCCGACCTTTCGCACCTCGGCTACCTGTGCAACATGCACGCGCGTGCCGTAATGAAGTGGAATGCCGGCGGTGAACCGACCGCTGCGGAGTTGACGCAGATGCGCGTCCTCGGCTGTGAGTTCGGATTTACGCCTGCGAGCCGGAGCAAGCCGGCTAAGACGGGAGCCGAAGAGGGCGACAACCGCTTCAGCAAGTTTGACCGCAGTGGAAGTTGACTTCGCGGCCAGGTGCCTACGCTACGCGAAGTGGGCGGCTCGCAAGAGCAATACGAAGGTGTGCAAGTGGACTCGGCTTGCTGCTCGGCGTCATCTGGACGACCTGAAGCGGACCGGGTGGGGCTACTACTTCAGCGACGATGAAGCGAACCGGGTATGCGGCTTCGTCGAAGAGTTACCGCATGTCGAAGGCGAATGGGACAGCCCGACAATCCAGCTCGAAGATTGGCAGGTCTTTCTCTTGGCTGTGGTCTTCGGCTGGCGCCGGGACTCCGATGGGCTGCGCCGGTTCAACACCGCGTACATCGAGTTAGCCCGGAAGAACGGCAAGTCGGCCATCTCATCTGCGGTCGCGCTCTACTGCCTGTGCTGTGAAGGCGAAGTGGGCCCACAGGTCAAGACAGCGGCCACAACCGGCGATCAAGCGCGGATCGTCTTCGACGTGGCGTGCAAGATGGTCCAGGGGACTTTCGCGACACAGGAGGGGATGGCCGAGTTCCGCGAGCATTATGGCGTGGAGGCGATGGCGAACTCCATCCCGTGCATGACATCGGGCGGCAACATCAAGCCGATAAACGCGAAGGCATCGGCGCAGGATGGACTCAACCCGCACCTGACGATCATCGACGAGCTCCACGCGCACAAAGACCGGGCACTGTTCGACGTGCTGAAGTCGGCACGCGGCGCCCGCAAGAATCCTCTTTCGTGGTACGTCACGACGGCAGGCTACAACGTTCAAGGCGTGTGCTACGAACAGCGCACGCTGCTCACGAAGATCCTTGACGGCGTCGTGGACATGGAGCATTTCTTCGGGATCATCTACACGCTGGACGAAGGTGATTCGGAGTTCAATCCAGCGGTGTGGCAGAAGCCAAACCCGAACCTGGGCGTGAGCGTCAACCTTGAGGAGTTCAGCGGCTACGCCGACGAGGCGAAGTTATCGCCGGACTCCCATGCCGAGTTCAAAACGAAACGGTGCAACATCTGGACATCGGCCCGAGACGGGTGGGTGAATATCGAACGCTGGAAGTTGTGCAACGGTGCCGTGGACCTTGACGAGCTCGTGGGCGTGCCGTGCTACATGGGCGTTGACCTCGCATCGACGACAGACATAACGGCGGTGCAACTCGTCTGGTACGTAGACGACCGCGTGAAAACATGGGGACGCTACTACCTGCCAGAGGATGCGGTGAAGCCTCGCACCGAACGTGGCAACGTGCCGTACCAGAGGTGGGAGAAGACGGGGCACCTCACCACGACACCCGGCAACGTCACCGACTACGCCTACATCGAAGGGGACATCAAGGACCTTCTCGACCGCTTCGACGTGCAAGAGATCGCCTACGACCCTTGGAATGCTTCCGACTTGGTGAACCGGCTGGCAGAGGATGGCGCGCCAATGGTCGAATTCCGGCAGGGGCCGAAGTCGTATAACGCCGGGATGCTCGACCTCGAGCGCCACTACATCGGCGGCACGCTGGACCACGGCGGCAATCCGGTGCTCACGTGGATGGTCTCGAATCTCGTCGCCCGCAAGGACGTGAATGGCAACATGGCGCCGGACAAGAAGCACAGCGAAGAGAAGATTGACGGGATCGTTGCACACCTCATGGGCCACTCGCGGGCACTAGTCCACAAGAACGCCGAAGCGAGTGGTCCGCTGATCTCGGTTTTCGGATAAACTGGAGCAGGGAAATGAGAAAGCAACTCACGCGGCTGATCGTTGGCCTGATCGCGCTCGGCCTATTGGTCGGCATCATGTGGATCGCTGACCAAGTCAACGTGCACGGTTCGACGGCCATCATGGTGTGCGTCTTCGGCTGGGCGGTCGGGTTCGCAATCACGGAGGTGCTCCCATGAAAATTAGGCTCCCCAAAATCCGATGGCCCAAAGGGATTGCACTAGATGGCCGTGATGCCCATTCTTATGTGGGTCTTTCGTTAGTGGCCTGGGGCCTTTGGTCCAGCCCTCTTCCCTGGCTGGCCCCGGTGGTTGTCGGGACCGTGCTCGCATACATGGGACTCTTTATGTTCGCACCCAAGCGGGGAGAGTGAACGAATGGGCGTGATCAGTGCCCTAGAACAGCGGGCCATGACGTGGCCTCCAGGCCCTACCGACGACTTCTGGTTTCGCTCCACTCCCACCCTGACCGGCTCCGGCTCGACCGTGAACGCCGACACCGCGACAAGCCTGACAGCGGTATGGCGCGCGGTCACGTTGCTTTCGGACACGATGGGGATGTTGCCGGCCAAGGTCTACCGGCGTTTGCCCGACGGCACGAAAGAGCCGCTCCCACGGAATCCCGTTTCCCACTTGCTCCGATGGCAGCCGAACAAGTGGCAGACGGCATTCACATGGTACGAGATGATGGCGGGGCACGTCGAACTTCGCGGCAACGCCTTCTCACGGGTCGAGCGTAACAGCATCGGCACGCCCACTGCGCTGATCCCGTGGAACCCTGACCGGGTGCGGCTGGACGTGAAGGGTGAGCGTGTGACCTACACGCTGTCGCGCTCAGATGGCACGACGACGGTCGTCCCGATGGAAGACATGCTGCACGTCCGAGGACCGGGCGACGGCCTTGTCGGATACAGCCCTATCGCTCGGATGGCCGAGAGTCTTGGGGTCGGTTTTGCCGCTCAGTCGTACGGCGCGCGGTTCTTCGGCAATGACTCGCGCCCCGGCGGTGTGCTCAAGACTGCGGGCACGCTGAAGAAAGACACGCGGGACGAGATGGAGAAGAGTTGGACGCGGGCGCATACGGGCGCGAACTCCCACCGCATCGCCATCCTTGAGAGCGGCACGGAGTTTCAAGCCATCGGCATCGCACCGGAAGAGGCGCAATTCTTGGAGACGCGCAACTTCCAGATTGACGAAGTGGGCCGGATGTTTGGCGTGCCGCCCCACATGCTGATGCAGAACAATCGCAGCACCTTTTCCAACATCGAGCACCAAGGGCAGGAGTTCGCGACCTACTCCATGCAGCCGCGTCTCGTCAGGTGGGAGCAAGAGATCAAGCGCACGCTGTTCCCCGGCCAGGACGATATCTTCGTCGAGTTCCTGATGGACGCCATGCTGCGTGCCGACACGAAGGCCAGGGCAGAGTCCAACGCCATTCGCTTGATGAACGGCAGTTTGAGCCCGAACGAATGGCGGCGCATGGAGAACCAGAACCCAACAGATACCGAGGGCGGCGACATGTACTGGATGCCGCTGAACCTCGGCCCGATGGATCAGGCCGCCGAGGGGTTGCCGGCGTCGGACGATGTGCCACCGGATGATGATGACGAGGACCGCGCGTGGGGCGACCTGCAATACCTGACCGACGCAGGGATGGAGAACCGCCGCGCCTGGCAGATGCCGCCCGCAGAAGTCCGCAGTGCCGCCAGCCGCCACCGTCAGGCCCGCTCGTTCCAGCGGCTCTTCCAGACGGTCGCGCAACGTGTGGTGCGCCGTGACGTGAACGCGGTAGGCCGTGCCCTTACGGCATCGGATAGTCAGGCATCACTGATCGAACGACTCGCAGCGCACTACAGCGATTACGCCGAGGTCGTGAGCAAGGAACTACACCCGGCACTCCGCACGTATGCGGAAGTGATCTTCGGCATTGCCGTGCGTGAGGTTGGCGGCTCAGAAGAGTGGGGTGCCGAGGAAGATGTGTTTGTCCAGCAATACGCCGACAACGCGGGCACCCGCTACGCGATCAGTTCG